AATAATACTGATAGTACAAATCTGTATTTGCCCTTATATTATAAGGAATAACGATAATACTATAAATACTATATATTATGCATAATACTAGCCAAAATTAGGCATGTGGCAGTGGTAAGAAATATAAGCAGTGTTGTGGTAAATAATGCTCGTAAACCCAGGAAATATAAGGGTTTGCGAGTTTTTTCTTGGATACAACTTTTTTGTATTCTAACCCCCTAAAAAGCACTTTAGATACCTTTTAGATACCTTTTGTATGTAATTTTTTAAATAAAAAAAGGAATCATTAGATTCCAATATCGCCTAGATTATCAAAAGTAGCAGATACACTTTGAAGATCAGAAGCCATCATATGAGTATAAGTGTTTAAGGTTTCCATGACACTAGCATGTCCCATATACTTCGATACCATAGGAATAGGGACACCTTTATGAATGAGCAAAGAAGCACAGGAATGCCTAAAATCATGAAGCCTGATTCGTTTGACACCAGCAGAATCAGCAACAACACACTTCCTTCTACGAGCTTTAGCATAAGGTAATGGCATCAAACCAAAGTCATCACCAAAGACATAGAATTCAGGAGAGAAGTTCACAAATTTAGATACTTCATCATAATACTTCTTCATTTCAGTGAATAAAGCATTACACATAGGTAGCTTACGATTACTTGATGGAGTTTTTAGAGGAGCGATAAAGAAGTTAGAATCATAATTGTCGACACTTTGCACCTGCTTATTTATCCAGATTGTTTTTAGATTCCAATCAACATCCTTCCATTGAAGACCACGAGCTTCTCCGATACGAAGACCACAATAGTAAAGAGTTAACCATAGGATCCTGAAGCGAAGCTTGTCTTCAACAGCTAAAAACTTGTTGAATTCATCAGGAGAATAGACTTGTTTTTCTTCAGGCATAGCATCCGGATCGTCAAACTTTTTCATCATACTTGTAATACGATAGAAATTGTAATCATAATGCTTTCTTCCAAAATTAAGAAGAGCCCTTAATACTTTCTGCTTATCATTCTTTGAAACATTATTCAAAGTAGAACAAGAAGCGAGTTTTTTTCTCCATTCCTCATAATGCTGAAGACTTAAATTTACACAACGAATATTGAATAGATTTTCAATATAGGGTTTAGTGTGCTTGTAACCCATTTTAGTGCTCGTTCTTACATTTTTGTCTTGGTATTCCATCCATTTATCCCAGAGCTCACCGATAGTCATTTTATCAGGAGCCTTATTATTATCATCCAGGGTATTCAAGAACTTTCGTTCTTCGTCACTTGCTTCACCTTTAGTCTTGTACTTTTTGCTTACGAATTTCTGAACATTGTTTAAATTGTCTTTATAACTAATTTTAAAAAACCAAGCCCTTCCATCTTTGGTAGGCTTTTTTGATTTGTATATTGGCATAACATCACTTTCCTTTCAAATCGCCTAATATTGTGTTATTTTTGAAAAAGTGATATAATGACATAGGAAACCCCATTACATTATATCGTTTGGTATTTTGTTTTAAAGTTTCGCAGACTTTTTATTTGGTGTTTTCAATAGCCACTGTTCCAGCAGTGGTTTTTTTTATTTAATAACCTGAGATGGTCGACATTCAACCAGGATTCCAATAATTTCAACAGGTTCAGATTCTAACTGCTCGGCAGAGTAGAAGGTTTCAACAAACCCAGAAGAATTATTTTTATTTAATGGAGATATCAAAATGCCATTATTCAAAATAGTGACTTTTTTAAAAGTTGCATCCTCATGACCAATTCTAACACAGCATAAATCACCAGAATCGCAAGTAGAACTTTTTAAAAAGATCGCAGTGTCACCATCATGATATAGTGGTTCCATAGAATCACCATCCAAAGTTAAGGCAAAATACTTCCTGTCGCCAACGAGCCAACTTTTAGGAATAGTTTCGTATGTTTCAGGAACACTGTTCTCAATGGCTTCATAAGGAACACCAGCAGGAACTTTCCCAAGAACAGGTATGAGATTTTTTGTTTCTAACATTTTATCAACCATGAAACCAACATCTTCGCTTTCGTGTTCTTCTAGCAAATAATACATTTTAACATCAAGAATATCAGCGATTCTTTGAATCATGTCAGCTTTAGGATAACTTGCATGATTTGGTTGAACCCAATCGCATAAAGTAGAATACTTTACATTTAGCTTTGAAGCCAAAGTTTTACGATCCATATGCTGAATTTCCATATACCTAATAATGTTATTAGCTAGAATGAACTTGCTTTTACTTTTGGAACTATTCATCAACATTCTCCTTTCAAAAAACATTGTACAATATTTCGGAATAAATTACAAGATTTTTGTAAACTATTCCGAAAAATTCGCAAATATTACAATTTTAGTATTGACAATCCGAAAAGTTCGGAATAAAATGGAATCATAGAGAGGAGGGTAGGAAAGCTAATATGACACGACTTTCAGAACCTGGGCGAATGCTCAATAGAGTTGGAAGTAGAGTATCATTAAGAGCGAAGAGAATTGATTTAGATTTGACACTTGAAGAAGCTTCAAAGCTTATAGGAATTAGTAAGTATTCCCTTTATAATTACGAGAAATACAAGACAATTCCTAATATTGAAGTGGCAAAGAAGATAGCGAAAGCATATCGTGTCGACATAGATAGTTTGCGATTTGCTCCTGATGATACAGAAGTAATTAGCAGTAAAAAAATGAAGAAGTAAGTAGTAAGGTAGTATGAAAAAAAGAAAAAAAGAATTTAAGACACCTTATTTTTTTTACTGTTATGTTCCGAAAATTTCGGAATAAAGAGTCTGCGAAACTTTAAAACTTTAAAACAAAATAACGAAAGGAATGGGAAATGAAACCAAAAAGAAAATTGAAAACATGGGTAAAAGTAGCATTACTTTTATTACCACAGGCAGTAATCATAATAGAGCTGTTTTTAATTGGCTTAAATTTAAATTACATAAAAGAACAGCCGAAAGTTTATGTCGTTTCAGGAGGTGGCTATTGTGAGTAAAAACATTAGTGCTAAAGAAATGAGAGAACTTTCAGAAAAGGTGTGGGCATCCACAGAAGACATAAAAAAGATAGGATGCATTGGAAAGAATAAAGCACTTGAAGTAAAGAAGGAAATTAGAGAGCAAATGAAAGCTGACATGATGGTATTTCCTAGAAATTTAGTAGGAATGGATTATGTTTTAAAATACTTTCACATAGATGCTAAAAAATACAGAAGGGAGATAGGAGGATTAGTACATGGATAATACAGTAATGCCAGAATTTCCTGAAATACCAATGGAAGTGAATTTTAATAAAGAAAGCCTAGAGCTTAATTCAAAATTACATAAGAAGCAAAATAAGTTACGAAAAGAATTATCAGATAAAGGAATCCTACCAAAAGGAGCACACAATGATTATGACAATTATGATTATTTTAGTGAAGCTCAATACAAAGAATTATTCATAGGATTACTAGCAAAGCATGGTCTAGAATTTGATTCATCCGAGATTAACATACAAAGCATTGTCGGAACAGAGAAACAACCATTCGGAATACTTGCTACCATGAAATACATAATAACTGATATTGATACAGGTTACAGCACAGAAAGTGTTCATTCAGGATTAGCTATTGATAAAGGAGATAAAGCAATTTATAAAGCAAAAACAGGAGCTTTAAAAAGTTTCTTCGCATCAACCTTTTTAGTAGCTACAAAAGATGATCCAGAAAGAGATGATGAGAAACCAGCAACAAAGAAAACTTACACAAAAACTACAACGAGCACATCAAAAGCAAGTACACCAAAAGCTGGAACCATTAGTAAAGTTCAAAAAGATAGAATTATGGAATTATTCAAAGATTCAAAAAAAGAACTTCAGGACATAATGAAAAAATACGATAAAAAGAAAATTACAGAGCTAGATTTAAAAGAAGCTTCAGAAATAATAAAGGGAAAGGAAAGTGAAAAAGTAAATGAATGATTTAACAATTATCCCAGGAGAAAAACCAGCATTACATAAAAGTGCTGTTGAAACAATTATAGAGATAGAGAATAATTTAAAAAAATATTCAGACATGAGAGATGAGTACAGAGGTGCATTGCTAAAAGGAATGGAAGAAAATGGAATAACTGATATTTTAGATGAAGACACAGGACTTCATATTCATTACAATGAAGCAAAGATGGATCTTGAAACATTTGATAAAAAACAATTTAGAAAAGAAGAGCCTGACATGTACGATAAGTATGTAACATTCACAGGTAAAAAATCAGCCTACTTAACAGTAACCAGAAAATGACAGAATCATGGGAAATAGCAGGAGGAATTCTCGAATACATAGATGAAACACATACCTACTTATACAATGGAGTAATTCTTCCTAGCATTACACAAATACTAAAGATTAAATTCGGAAATAAGTATAATGGAGTTTCAAAAGAAGTGTTGAAAAAAGCTTCAGAAAATGGAACGAAAGTACATGAAGCTATAGAGAATTACGAAAGAAGAAACATTGATGAGCCAGGATGTGTAGAGTTAAGGAATTATAAATTACTTAAAAATAGATTTGGCTTTGAATGCCTAGATAATGAGGTTCCAATAGTTTTATTTCTGGATGGTAAGCCAGTAAGTGCTGGAAGGGTAGATTTAATAATAACAGAAGGAGATAAAGTAGGAATAGCTGATATTAAAAGAACAAGTGTGTTTGATAAAGAGTATGTCACATACCAAACTAATTTATACAGAATCGGATATCAACAATGTTATGGTACAAAAATAGAATTTTTAAAAGGATTACATCTACGAGAGAATACAAGAAAGTACATAGACTTACCAATTAATGAGGTAATAAGTTTAGAGTTAGTAAAAAAATATTTAGAAGAAGGGAAAGATTATGAATAAAGTAGAAATAACAGGAAGGTTGACAGCGAATCCAGAATTAAAACAAATCGCTGATTCAGATAAAGTTTATACAAGATTTTCAATAGCAGTTCAAAGGAATTTCAAAAATAAAGATGGAGAATATGATGCTGATTTTTTCAATGTTGTTGCTTGGGATAAAAAAGCAGAAGCAATATGCAATCATGTAAAAAAAGGACACAGATTCGGAGTAGTGGGTAGACTTCAAAATAAGACCTACGAAAAACAAGATGGATCCACAGGGTACATAACAGATGTTATTCTAGAAGACTTCGACTTTTTAGAACCTAAATCAAGAGAAGAAGCACCAGAGCCAGATTATCCAGAAGCACCAGCAGAAGATGATCCATTTGCAGATTTTGGAGATAAAATTGAACTTTCAGATGATGACTTACCATTTTAATGAGAACCATCGTAAAAGTAAAACAAGTTTTTAGGAATATAAAGAATCAGATGCTCCTTATTGAGAACCTTTTTTCAGACATTGATATAGAGCTAGATAAAGAATATACACTCGAATTGAAAGAAGTTAGAAGCAAAAGAACAATACAACAGAATAAATACATGTGGGCTTTGATTCGTTCAATAGCAAATCACGAAGAGATGAATCAAGATGAGGTGGAAATTTATTCGTCAGCATTAGAGGAAGCCAATGCTAAATACATTTATTTATTAGGAACACCAGAAGTTCAGGATGAATTAAGAAAGAACTTCAGAGCAGTTCGAGTAGTTAGACCAACAATAGAAAATGGGAAAGAATTTATTGTTTATAAGTGCTTTATAGGAACTTCAAAAATGGATACCAAAGAGATGACAAAGGTGTTAGACATAATAATAGCTTGGGCGAATGAATTGGGAATTGAAACAGATGAAAAGTATTATACAGAATAAAAAACAATGTTTCATTTGTTATAAACCCAATGGATTACACGATCATCACATTTACTTTGGAGTAGGAAGAAGAAAGATTAGTGAGCGACATGGATTCAAAGTCTGGCTATGCCAAGAACACCATCAGGGAACATTTGGAGTTCATGGGTGCAGAGGGCATAAGCTGGACATATTTCTAAAACAAACATGCCAAAGAAAGTATGAAGAAACACACAGCAGGGAAGATTTTATAAAAATAATCGGAAGAAATTACATTGAGGAGGTTACCAAATGAGTGATGGAATAATTATTACATTAATAATTTGTATAACAATTGTCATTATTTCGATAATAGGTAGAAAGAAAAATGACAGATAAAAAGTTTTATTGGATTAAACTGAAGACAGACTTTTTTAATAGAGAAGATATAGACTTTTTATTATCACAACCAAATGGATGCCAGTATGTAGTTTTATACCAAATGCTATGCTTAAATACAGCAAATAACGAGGGAAAGTTAGAGTCGAAAATAGGAGAAGTTATAGTACCATTTAAAGCTGAAAAAATTGTGAGAGATTGCAAGTATTTTGATATCGATACAGTAAATGTAGCCATGTCAATTTATAGAAAGATGGGCTTAATTTATGAGCAGGAAGATGGAACATTAAGAATTTCAAATTATGATGAAATGGTTGGAAGCGAAACCAAATGGGCTGAATATAAAAGAAACCAAAAGAAATTGGAAAATTTCCAAAATGATTCCAAATTAATTCCAGAGAAAGTCCAACAAGAGATAGAGAATAGAGAAAAGAGAAAAGAGAAAAGAGATAAAGATAAAGAGATAGATGAAGAGATAGAGGTAGAAATAATAAAAGGCGATAATTTGACACCGAAGCAACTTGAATCCGAATTCGAAACTTTATGGAAGCTTTATCCGAAAAAAAATAGTAAAAAAGATGCATTAAGACATTACATGGTAGCTAGAAAAAATGGAACAGAATACAATGATGTTTTAAATGGGTTGTATGCTTACCTAGACCACATTCGTAGCCAAAAAATAGAATCCAGATACATTAAACATGGATCGACTTGGTTTAATCAGGAATGCTGGAATGATGAATATTTAGTAATTGATCCAAACAGAACTTTAAAGGACATAAGCATGGCAGAAATTGATGAGGCATTAAGACTCGAAAGAGAAAGGAGTGGTAGATATTAGTGACACAAATAGAATTCATTAAGTGCATTAAAAAATTGACTTCTTTGTATCGTACCAATATGAGCCAAGAAGAAATAGCAGATTGGTATGACAGATTCAGTGAATATGAATTTGAACCTTTTTATTCGATGATTTCAAAAATAAAAAATAAGGTAATGCCAAATGCAATAGAATTACAAGAATTGTGTGAGCAAGAATTAGTTAATAAGAGGTTTGAAATTTTAGATGTAATGTGGAGTGATGGATATTTCAAATACGGTGCATATGGAGAACTTGCACCAGAACAACAAAGCAGAAACTTTGACAAAGCGATGATGTGGTTGAATACAGGAGTGATTCCGGATTGGTTTCAAAAAGACATGGATGAATATAAAAAGAAAATGATACCAATAGGGAACTCACCAATGATAGGAGAAAGTAGTGGAAGAAAAAATTTACAATTACCTAATAACCAACCACATAGGTAAAGACAATTTAATAAAAAATAGTGACTTAAGAAAAATATTTGATATAAACAGCGATAAGTCGTTAAGAAAAATAATTCAAAACATAAGAGAGAATAAAGACTTTTATTTAATAGTAGGAAGTGTTAGTGGAAGAACAGGAGGCTTTTATATTTGTCACACAGAACAGGAAATAATAGAAACAATCGATAACATAAAACACAGAGCAAATCAAATGTTGAGAATGTGCCATATCCTGGATTGGAAGAAAGAGAAGGTAATAAATGACTAAAAAGGAATTGTCGAAGTATTATTACTTATCAATTGAAATAGCTGAATTAGAAGCCCAAATAAAAGAATTGATGGATAGTTTGGTAGGAAGCCCAGCTTTAACAGGAATGCCACATGGATCCGGAGTAGGGAATCCAGTAGAGCAAAAAGCGATATTGATGGTAACCCTAAAAAATAAATTAGAAAGGCGAAGAGCAAAAGCTTTAAAACAGCTTACTAAAATAGAATTATACATAGCCAACATAGAAAAAGCTGAAGTAAGATTAATATTTACAAAGAGATACATTCAATTTAAAAGATGGGAAGACATAGCAAGAGAAATGTGTATGAGTGAAAGTAGTATGTTTAGAAGACATAAGGAGCAGTTAAAAAATGAACAGCATAGATAAATTAACTCGATACATTAAATTACTTCGGAAATACAACAGACTCGAAACTGAATATCAAGTGTTGAAAGAGTATGTCAAAGAAGAATGCTTCGAAAGGCTCATTGATAAAATTGGCGAACCTTTAGAATTAAAAAGATTGAGAGAAGAAAATAAAAGGTTGAGGATTAAACTTAAAGAACTAAAGAAAGAATCAAAAAACAAGAAATAATGCATTTCAGACAAAAAAACATACATTTCGTGCATAGTTTCTTCACAAGAATAAATAAATAGAAAGTTCAATTCAAAATAGCTATTTTACACAAATAGTTATTTTTTTAAATTTAGTATGGAATTTCCTGCCGAGGTGTGTTATACTTAATTTGCAGTGAGAAAATCACTGCCGTTATTAAACCATTTGACTTGACCGTTCATATAATTCGAACACTTCACTCCTTTCCATGAGTGGAATACAAGTCAAAGCAGTACCGAATAGTTGCTAGTACAGGACTATTCATTTTTTTTGCGATAAAATACCTAAAATTTATGGTATAATATAATTGACAGATTACTTTATTATTTGTCGATTGGAGGAAATATGAAAAAGAAAGTTTTAATCGTTACAGGAATTATATTAGCAATTTTAGTAGTAGCAGGTTTAATCACAAGTTATGCTGATAGTGCAAGAGTTAGAAATGGTGTAGAACCAAAATTCACAATCAAAATAGTTACTGATGGTGGAAACAAAGTGACTTATTGGGGATTAGGATATAAAGTAGTAAGATACCCAAGTGTAAGTCCAAACGAACCATATAAGAACAATCGTGGAGTAAAATACGGTAGTTGGTTTATGAAATACGAATTAGAAGAAGAGGAAGAATCAAAATATACAAATAACAAAATAGAAGTAATTAAACCAGAAAATTATGATACCGTAATGTTTAACAAATATTTAGAAAGAGATAATAGAACAATTTATTTAGCAGGAAACATTGGAGAAGTTTATTATACTGATTCAGAAACAAGAATGTCATTGAAAGACTACATTTCAAAATCATATCAAACACTTGATGATAGCATTAAACACTTAACTGATATTATGGATAATGTTGATACATTAAATGATGGTGGAACAACAATTCACAAGTCAAAAGCATATGACATTACAATAATTAAATGTAATACAATAGCAGGTAACAAAAACATTTTTATTGGTGACTATTCAATGAAATTTGATAGTGAATCAATGTGCAAATAACGATACATTGAAAGTTGATAGTTAATGAGAGTAAGATGACAGTAAAAAATAGTTAGACCTGTGATATTATGATAATATAGGGAATTACCTAAAGGGTAGTTCTTTTTTTATGCAATAAAGGTGTGGATAAAAATGATGAAGACTTGTGTAGTATGTGGAAAGATCCATGACATAAATAAAATATGCCGAAGGATAACAAAGCAGAAAGCAACACCAGAAACAAAGTTCAGGAAGAGTTATAAGTGGACAGAAAAGAGCAAAAGCATAAGGGCTAGAGATAAGCACCTGTGTCAAGTTTGTATTACAGGGAATTATAATACCAATTACAGATATACCTATAAGGAATTAGAGGTGCATCACATCATACCAATTGAAGAAGATTATTCAAAGAGGTTAGATGATACCAATTTAATAACACTTTGTCGATACCATCATGAGTTAGCTGAAAAGAAGGAAATACCAAGAGAAGAATTGCTAGAGATAGTAGCTGGGAATTATTAATCCCCCCAGCCATATCAAAAGCGATTTTTTTTATTTTTTCTAGACCGACAGCCCACCTACATTCACACAATTTATAATTTGTCGTGAGTTTTTTGGAAAGAGAGGATAATATGAGGAGATACGAGAATGTCAAAATAGATAAGCTGAAGCCTTACGAAAACAATGCCAGAACACATAGTGAAGAGCAAGTAGAAAAGATAGCTAATTCAATAAAAGAGTTCGGATTCATTAATCCAGTAATCATCGATAGCGATTGTGGAATTATAGCAGGGCATGGAAGAGTTCTAGGAGCTCAAAAGTTAGGTATGGAAGAAGTTCCCTGCTTATTTGTTGAAGACTTAACAGATACCCAAAAAAGAGCATACATACTAGCCGATAATAAATTGGCTTTAGATGCCGGATGGGATGATGAAATTTTAAGACAGGAAATAAAAGCACTTGATGACTTAAACTTTGATGTTTCAATAGCAGGATTCGACATTGAAGATTTTGATTTTACACAGGAAGACATAGAATTCCAGGAAGATGACTTTGATGTTGAAGCAGAACTTCCAGAAATACCAAAAGCAAAACCAGGAGATGTCTACCAATTAGGAGAACATAGACTTATGTGTGGAGATAGCACAAATCCAGAAGACATTCAAAAATTAATTGGAGAGGAAATAATGGATTTATGTGTTACAGATCCACCATACAATGTCAATTATGTCCCAATAGGAGAATCATTATACAAGAAGGATGAGAATAGTCCAAGTAAGATACTGAATGACAATATGGATGATGAATCATTCTACGATTTCCTGTTAGCATTTTATGAAATAATGCTGGAAGTTTTAAAACCAGGAGGAGCTTTCTACATATTCCATGCTGATTCAGAAGGATACAATTTCAGAAAAGCATTAAGAGATGCCGGAGGAGATGTAAGAGAAAATTTAGTATGGGTTAAAAATGCATTAGTGCTAGGAAGACAGGACTACCAATGGAAGCATGAACCATGTTTATATGGATGGAAAGAAGGAGCAGGACACTACTTCATAGATGATAGAACACAAACAACAGTGTTCGAAGATAAGGCAGACCTGGATAAGTTATCAAAAGAAGAATTGAAGCAAATGATAGAAGATATTCTAGCCGATAAAATTCCAACAACAGTTATACATGAAGATAAACCTTTGAAGAATGATGTTCATCCAACCATGAAACCGATAAGACTTCTTTCAAGACTAATAAAGAATAGTAGCCGAAGAGGAGAAAATGTTATTGATTTCTTTGGAGGTTCAGGATCCACATTAATAAGCTGTGAACAATTAGGAAGAAGATGCTTCATGATAGAATTGGATCCAAAGTATGTTGATGTTATTATCAACAGATGGGAAACATTAACAGGAGAAGTAGCAGTAAAAATTATTGAAGGAATAGAAATGGAGGGGAAAGAAAATGATTGAAAAAGTAAATCCGAGTCATCCAGATAAAATAGCAGATAGGATAGCCGGAGCTATAGTTGATTTAGCATACCAAAAAAATAGAAATCCAAAGGTAGCAGTAGAGGTTTTAATAGGACATGGAGTTTGTCATGTAATAGTAGAAACATCAGAAACATTTTTATTTGAGGAAATCGAAAAAATAGTTCAAAGAATAGCTGGAGCTGTAACTTTAGATTTAGTAGTAGTAAAACAAGATGAGCATCTAGCAAAAAATCAGTCAGATAGAATTAGGTGTGGAGATAATGGAATTTTTAAAGGTGTTCCATTAACCGAAGAAGAAATAAAATTGTCAAGTTATGCGAAAGACATTTATGCGAAGAATCCATTTGATGGAAAATACATATTAGATGGAGATAGATTAATAATTTGTCAAAGCAATACAGAAGAAGATGATATCTACGAGGACTACCCAAATGCAATAGTGAATCCATTAGGATACTGGACAGGAGGAACTGATGTAGATACAGGAGCCACAAACAGAAAACTTGGAAGCGATATGGCTCAATCAGTTACAGGAGGAGGACTTCATGGTAAAGACTTATCAAAGGCTGATGTTTCTGTGAATATTTATGCATTTAAAAAAGCCCAGGAGATTCAAAAACCTGTTCAATTTAGCTGTGCAATCGGAGATGAAATGATAGATGGAAAACCATACAATGAAATAGTTGAAGAAGCCAGAGAGTTCATCAACAAAATAGGTGGATTCGAAAGATTCGCTGAATGGGGATTATTTTAATGAATAAAATGTCCTTAAATGAACAAGCACAGGAAATCCTACGAATTGCAGAACAACATGGAGTAGAACAAAACTTTTTCTTTTTAACTACCTTTAAAAGATACCAGGTTCAATTACAAATACTAAATGACCTGGAGAAGACCATAAAAGAAGATGGAACATTAGTCACAAAAGAGTATGTCAAAGGAAGAAAGAATGTTTATTCTCATCCGGCAATTTCTGATTATAACAGAACCACAGATAGTGCAAATAAGACAGTAAGTACATTGATGAAAATAATCATCTCGTTAAGAAAAGATGATATTACAGAAGAGGATGATCCACTGCTACAAATAATAGCAGGTGGCTCAATTGAAAAATAAAGCATACCAATATGCATCGGATGTAGTAACAGGAAAAATTACAGCACCAAAGTATGTCATTAAACAATGCGAGAGCTTTTTGGAAATCGCTGATAATAAAAATAAAAAATACAGAATCAATGAGAAAAAAGTAAAGCAGATAGAATCAATCCTGAAGCTGTTAATAATGCCGAAAGGTTTAAAAGCAGGACAAAGCATATACCAATGTTCATGTGGATACCAATGGGTATTCTACATTTCAATTTTATGTGTTGTTTACAGAAGCAATCCAGAAAAAAGAAGATACGAAACAGCAATACTTGAAATAGCAAGAAAAAACTTTAAGACCTACACAATAGCAACGATATTCATCTTGCTTTTTTTGTTGGAACCAAAGTATTCAAAGTTTTATTCAGTAGCTCCAGATGGTTCGTTATCAAGAGAAGTTAAAACAGCCATAGAAGAAACATTGAAATCAAGTCCTTTGATTTATTTACACAAAGAAAGTAAAAGGTTCAAGATACTGAGAGATTACATTCAGTTTAATTTGACAGAGAGCAGATACTACCCATTGAATTATTCTTCGAGTCGTATGGATGGAAAACTTCCGAATGTTTTTCTAGCAGATGAGGTCGGAGCACTTCCAAATTCATATGCCATAGAATCAATGAGATCCGGTCAGCTAAACATTTTGAATAAATTAGGTTGTATAATTTCAACAAAGTATCCAACAATTAATAATCCGTTCGAAGATGAGGTAGCATATGCTAAAAGAGTTTTAGATGGAATAGAACCAGATGAAACCATCTTCGCACTTTTATATGAGCCAGATGAAGAATTAATAAATAGCTGGACTACAGATGATACCGTATTGAAACATTCTAATCCTGTAGCTTTAGAAATACCAGAAATCTGGGATGACCTAATTAAGAAAAGAGCGAAAGCAATCGCAGTGGAATCAGTAAGAGAAAATTTCCTAACTAAACACTGCAACATCATATACCAGGGGATGGGAACAGAAAGTTACATCGATGTTAATGAGGTAATGAGCTGTAAGGTTGCAAAAATTAACTGGACAGGAAGGAAGGTATACATTGGAGTCGATTTAGCAATGACAAATGATAACTGTGCAGTTGCGATGGTTTCAGAAGATGATAATGAAATACTCGCTGATGTTTTTGCATTTATTCCAGAAGGAAGAATTGATGAGAAGAATAAGTTTGAAAGAATTAATTATTATGATTTCATTAAAACGATGAAATGCATAGCCTGTGGAAATAAGACTGTTGACTATGGAATAATAGAAGACTTCGTATTTAAGATAGAAGAGAAATACAAAGTAACAATTATGGCAATTGGATATGACAGATACAATGCATTGTCATCAGCTCAAAAATGGGATAAAAAATACAACACCATAGTTGTAAGACAACACAGCGACACATTACATAGTCCGACAAAATTATTGTATGAAAAAATACTGGATCGTAAATTCCGATATGAAGAAAATAAATTATTAGAAATCAACTTCGAAAATGCACGATGCACCTATGATACAAACATGAATAGGTACATAACAAAAAAGAGAAGCCAGGGAAAAGTAGACATGGTAGTAGCATTAATAAATGCAATACACCTTCTACAACAGGATGTGTTCCTAGAAAACGATGACTTCTTCGTTCAAGTAATAGAGTAAAGGAGGTGGAAAAGTGAGAATAAGAGATTTATTTAAAAGAAGGGCTGAAGAAGAAACAGCAAAGCCACAAACAGAAGAGTCAGCAAGTGATGTTTTATTGAAAGCAATTCTTCGAGGAGAAACAATAGATAAAGATAAAGCTATGTCGCTACCAGCAGTAGCCAGTGCAGTAGATAGAATATGCAATACAGTAGCCATGATACCAATAAGGTTATACAGAGAAGTTCAAGATGAAAAAACAGGAAAAACAAAAGTGGAAGAAGTAAAGGATGATTCAAGAATAAAATTATTGAATATTGATCCAGGAGATACTTTAGATGCATTCCAATTAAGAAAAGCCTGGGTTCAAGATTACCTGTTAGATAAAGGTGGATATTTATTTATAGAAAAACAAAAAAATAAATTTAAAAGTTTGAGGTATGTTGAAGCTTCGCATGTTTCGATTAATACAAATACAGATCCAATTTTTAAGGACATAACATACATGGTAAATGGAAAGACCTATGAAACATTTAATTTTATTACAATACTACGAAGCACCAAAAATGGTGGTTCAGGAAAAAGTGTTATAGGAGAAGTTTCCACAGCAATAGAGAATGCATATCAGACATTGATGTACGAGCTCGGACTTGTTAAAACAGGAGGAGCTAAAAAAGGATTTATAACTTCACAAAGAAAGCTTGGAGAAAAAGAAATTGCAATGTTGAAACAAGCCTGGTCTAACCTTTATTCAAATAAAAGTGAAAATGCAATTGTATTGAATGAAGGAATGGATTTCAAAGAAGGATCTAGCACCACAGTAGAGCTTCAATTAAATGAAAGAAAGAAAACACTACAAGAGGAAATAGATCACATTTTTCATAACAAAGAAAACTTTGATGAATTTATGAAAGAAGCTATAATGCCGATTCTAACAGCAATTAAAATAGCTTTGAATAAGGACTTACTACTCGAGAAAGAGAAGGAGTCCTTTTATTTTGAATTTGATACCAGGGAAATAAGTAGAGGCAATATCAAAGAAAGATACGAGGCTTATAAGATAGCATCAGAAACAGGCTGGATTTCAAAAAATGAAATTAGATACCTGGAAGATTATGATAGCATCGAAGGACTTGATGTCATTACTTTAAATCTTGGAAATGTAGTGTTTGATACAACAACAGGTCAATACTACACACCAAATACAAATTCAATCGTAGACATGCATAGCACCGGAGAAGGAGGTGGTACAAATGAAGGTGGAAGTTAGAAATGGAAAAATCATAATAGATGGTTATGTCAATGCAGTAGAAAGAACTTCAAAAGTTCTGTGTGATACCAGAGGTCAATTCGTAGAAAGAATAAGATCAGGAGTATTTCAAAGAGCTTTAGAAAAAGCAGAAAATGTACTGGTTTTATTAAACCACGAAAGAGATAGGGAACTTGCTGATACCAAGAGTGGTAAAGCGAAGTTATATGAAGATAACATTGGTTTAAGAGCCATCGTAGAAGTTGATGATCCAGAAGTGATTCAAAAAGCCAAAGACAATAAATTAAGAGGCTGGTCATTTGGTTTTTTATGTAACAAAGAAGATAGAAAAGTTAATGATGATGGAATTGAAGAAAGAATCGTCAGAGATTTAGAACTTCTAGAGGTCTCAATTATAGATGACAGAAAGTATCCTGCATACATAGGAACTAGCATCGAAATGAGAGATGACCAAGTAAAGCTTATTGAGTATCGTGGAGAAGAATCACAAACGATAGACATAAGACAAGAAATAAAAGAGGAGCCTGAACAACATGCCGATAAGGAAGTTGTCAAAATAGATTATTCAGATTATGAAGAAAGATTAAGAAAGATAAGAGAGGAGAAATAGAATATGAATTTAAAGGCATTAACTGAACAAAGAGCTGAAAAGCAAACTGAAATGGAAACTTTACTAAATACAGTAAAGGCAGAAGAAAGAGCATTCACAGAAGATGAGAATGAATTATTTAAAAAATTAGAAAGTGAAATTGGTTTAATCAATGAAACAATATCAGCCATTACAAAAGGCAGAGAGTTAACTGAAGAACCAGCACCAGAACAAAAAGAAGAAGAAAAGAAGGAGGAAGAAGAAATGAAAGAAAACGAAGAAAGAGCTTTACAAGAAGAAAAAGCATTTGAAAGTTATATCAGAGGTGTTGTATTAGAAGAAAGAGCAGATGTTAATTTAACAAAGGGAGATAATGGAGCAGTAATTCCAGTAACAATTGCTAAAAAAATCATCAAACAAGTTTATGACATTTGTCCGATTTTAGAAAAATCAACAAAATACAATATCAAAGGAAAATTGGAAATCCCTTATTATTCTGAAACATCAGATGCAAAAGTTAATATGGCATATGCTACAGAGTTCAAATCATTAGAAAGTAATGTAGGAAAATTCACTAGCATTGAATTAACAGGTCATTTAGCTGGAGCATTAGCTAAAATTTCAAAATCATTAGTAAATAATAGTGATTTCAATATCGTAAACGAAGTTATCAACATAATGTCTGAATCAATAGCATTATTCGTAGAAAACGAATTATTAAATGGTACAGAAGGAAAAGTTACAGGATTAGATAAAGGAGTAAAATTAATTGTTACAGCACAAAGTGCAAATGCAATCACTGCAGATGAAGTAATTAAAACAAAAAGAAAAGTAAAACAAAAATTCCAAAAGAATGCAGTGTGGTTAATGTCACCAGAAACATTAACAGCGATTTCATTATTGAAAGATGCTAACGATAGATATTTACTTCAAGATGATATAACAAGTGACTTCGGATATACATTGCTAGGTAAACCAGTTTATGAAACTGATAACATGAAAGACATTGGAGCAGGAAATACTGCTATTTTTTATGGAGATTTATCAGGACTTGCAACAAAATTCACTGAAGAAGTTGAAATGGAAGTTTTAAGAGAAAAATATGCTGATCAACATGCTATTGGTGTAGTAGCATGGATGGAATTCGATGCTAAAGTTGAAGATGCTCAAAAGATTTCAAAATTAGTCTGCCCAGGAACAGCTGAATAATGTTCACAGTAATAAAAAGTTTTAGTGGAGTAGTATCTGGCTCAAAAGGTCATGTTATTGAAATAAAAGATAAAGCAATAATTAATGACCTTTTAAAAGCTGGTTACATAGAAGAATATTCAGAAAAAAATAAAAATCAAGCAGAACTAAAAAAAGAAAATGAAGCATTAAAAAAAGAAATCGAAAAACAAAAAGAAGAAATTGAAGAGTTAAAGAATCAATTAGCAGAAGCTACAAAAGAACCTGAATCGGATCCAGAAACACCAACAGATCCGGAAGACAATCAAAAAGATAAATAAGGTCATTAGTTGTTCAGGCAAGACCTCAAAGAAGGAGGAAACTAATGAAAGTAAGTACGATAACCGTAGATGATATAGCTAACTACATCAGACTACAAGAAGTGGATGAAGCAGATAAGAAATTACTTACTGCTTTGATGACTATTGCTAAAAAGTTTATAACAGAAAATACAGGAGTAAAGGATTTAGATGAATTCGATGATTTTATAATTGTCGTTTTTATTTTATGCCAGGACATGTACGATAACAGAACTTTGTATGTAGATAAAAATAATATCAACAAAGTTGTGGAAACCATACTTGGAATGCATTCCCAGAATAACATATGCTAAACCCAGGAGATTATAGTAAGAAGATTTCAATTTACAAAGTAGCCACAAAGGATGATAGTGCAGGATTTAAAAATTCAGAAGACACTCTCGTCCTAACTACCTGGGCTAAAGTAAAAACAACAAAAGGATTTACTTTAATAGCGAATAATAGTGATTTTGAAAAAGCCTACACTAACTTCACGATTCGTTATCCGAAAAAAGAAATAACCAGGGATATGATAGTTTTATTTAAAAACAAAAGATATACCATAGAATACTTGAATAACATCGATGAAGAAAATGTCGAATTGGAAATTCAAGCAAAAGAAGTCACAAAATAATGGCAGGATTTAATGCTGAATTACCTAACGAGCTAATAAAGTCATTCCAGGAGTTAGAAACAAACACTGAAGAAATGCTGAGTGAAATGACTAAAGCTGGAGCAGAGGTAGTGTATAAACAAGTTAAATCAAACATGAAGTCTAGCTTTAAAAGTACAGAATCATTAGAAAAGGGTTTGAAGATTACGAAATCATATAGAACCCCAAGTGATGATGGAATAAATACAAAGGTCGGATTTTATGGTTATGATGAAGACAGGACACCGATACCATTAAAAGCATTAGCTAGAGAATATGGAACCAGCCGAGGAGAAAAGAAGAAACCATTCTTCAGAAAAGCATTCAGACAGGAATCAGCAATAACAAATGCAATGATGAAAGTTCAGGAGAAATACATTAAGAATGAATGATTATGAATTGGTAAAAAACATATTCGACAATTTTATAGTAGAAGGCAAAAAGATTCCGGCAGAGTTTATAACATACACCGGAAAAAGTAAAACATACATCACTTACACATTCACAGATGATGATCCGGTTTTATTTTCAGAGGATCAGGAAACAGGTAGTGTGGCATACATTGATATTGATATTTTCAGTGATTGTAATTATTTAGCAATAGAGAAAAAGATAAAAGAAGTTATGAGGGATAACAACTTCATAAGAACAGGTAGTAGCCCAGACATGTACGAAAAGGATACAGGGTTATACCATAAAACTTTAGAATTTGCAAAAGAAAGGATGGAAATATAAATGGCAAGAATAGGGTTGAAAAATTTTAGATATGGAATTTTAGATGAAGAAACAGAAACATATTCAGAAGTAAAAACACCAGGGAAAGCTGTTGATTGTAAGGTTTCATTAGATTTAAATTCTGCAGAATTATATGCTGATGATTCATTAGCAGAAAGTGATTACACATTCAAGAAAGGAACTGTGGCAATTACAGTTGATGAAGATGATGATCAAACATATGCAGATTTAACAGGTCACGAAATTTCAGAAGCAGGAGAAATTATCCGTAAGGATAGTGACAAAGCTCCGTATGTAGGATTCGGAAGAATAATTACAAAGATAGTAAATGGAGTTTATAAATACAAAGTGGAATTTTTAAATAAAGTAAAATTTAAAGATGCACTTCCAGATGAAAAAACAAAGGGAGAAAGTGTAGAATTCACTACAACAACCCTTGAAGGAACAGTGTTGAAATTAGAGGATGGAACATGGTCAAAGACTCAAACATTCGCTACTTACAATGAAGCAGTTTCATATTTAGAAGGTTTATTTACAAATAAGGCATAAGGTGGATAAAAGTCCACCTTTAATATTTAGGAGGAATTATGAAAGATTATAAATTTGAATTTGAAATAGATAATGAAAGATATGCATTAGTATTTAACTTGAATGTAATGGAAGCCATACAAAAACAATATGGCACAGTACAGAAATGGGGAAGACTGACTGATAATAAAGGTGGCAAAGAACCAAATGCTAAAGCCCTAATATTTGGCTTTACAGAAATGATTAATGAAGCCATTGAAATAGATAACGATGAAAAGGGCAATAATAAGCCGTTGTTGACACAAAAACAAGTGGGTAGGCTAATAACACGAGTTGGAGTCCAAGAAACAGCCAAGAGGCTAAATAAAGCGATTACAGAGAGTGTAAAAGATGATCACCCAAAAAACATATAGTCCACGAGGAAGATGAACCGATCGATTTCTCGTGGATTTTATTTACTGGAATAAATTTGTTAGGACTTTCTTCAAAAGAAGTAGGAAGACTGACATACAGGAAATTCAGAAACCTTTATTATCACTACCAGAGATTCTACGATTTCAAATTAAGAAAAATCAGTTATGAAAAATTAGAAGAAATGGTAATGGAAGAAGAGGAATGGTTATAAGAAGGAGGGATGTATATGGCTGGATCGTTTGGAGGCACAGTAAAATTAACAGGAGAAAGTGAATACACTAAAGCCTTAAAAACAATTACGAGTAATCTGACAGTTATGGCTAGTGAAATGAAAGTCGTATCGAGTCAATTTGATAAGAATGATAAATCAGTTCAAGCCATAACTTCTCGAAATAATGTCCTTAATAAAGAAATTGAAGAAGGAAATAAAAAAATAACAACATACCAAAAAGCATTAGAAGATTTTAATAAACAGCAAGATAAAAATGCTGTAGCAATGATGGATATGATGTTGAATCTAGAAAAAGAAAATAAGAAGCTAGAAGAATTAAAAAACAATACTTCCTCAACTTCAGAAGAAATAAAGGAACAAGAAAAAGTGGTCAGCGAATTATCAACAGAGTTAGCAAAAGCTGAATCACAATATGAAAAAAATAAGCTAACAATAAATAAATACCAGAAGGAATTAAATCTAGCTCAAGCAGAAGTTAATGGGTTGACTAACGAGTTAAACAATAACAAAAAAGAGCTAGAGGATAATAGAAGCTCATATCAAAAATTAAGTGATGAAATAGAAGACCAGAAGACAAAATTATCCACATTAAGAGATAAATATGCATCGGTGGTTTTAGAACAGGGAAAGAATTCAACAGAAGCTAAAAACCTAAAAGCAGAAATTAAAAATTTAAGTGAAAATATCAAAGAAAATGAAACCAGAGTGTCAAAAGCCACAAAGGAAATAGAAGAATTTACAGAGTCAGAAAAAGAAGCTGGAACACAAACTTTGAAACTTGGAGATTTAATAAAAGCTAACCTTACAAGTGAAGCAATAATAGCAGGAGTAAAAGGATTAGCAAGTGCAATGGGAGCTGTAGCCAAAGGAATAGTAGACCTGGGAAAACAAGCTATACAGAGTTATGCAGAATATGAGCAATTAGTAGGTGGTGTAGAAACCTTATTCGGAGATAGTGCCGGAGCAGTTTCAGAATATGCTAACAATGCATACAAAACTGCAGGGTTAAGTGCCAACGAATACATGTCCACAGTAACAAGTTTTTCAGCAAGTTTGCTACAAAGCCTGGATAATGATACAGCCAAGTCAGCAAAGATAGCTGATATGGCAATAACAGACATGGCAGACAATGCTAACAAGATGGGTACAGACATGTCATTGATCCAGAGTGCATACCAGGGCTTCGCAAAACAAAATTATACGATGCTAGATAATTTGAAGCTGGGCTATGGAGGTACAAAAACCGAAATGGAAAGACTTCTAGCAGATGCCCAAAAAATAAGTGGAATAAAATACGATATCAGTAATTTAAGTGATGTTTATGAAGCCATTCATGTCATCCAAACAGAGATGAAAATATCAGGACTTTCATATGAAGAAGCAATGGCAAAAGTTGCGAGTGGAGAAATGACACTTGAAGAAGCGACAGAAGCAATGGGAACTACAGCTAAAGAAGCTTCTCAAACAATAAGTGGATCCGTTAGTGCAATGAAGTCAGCATGGTCAAATTTAATTACAGGAGTAGCAGATGAAAATGCTAACTTTGAAGGATTAATAACAAATTTCGTTGATAGTGTCATGATTATGGCAGAAAACATCGTTCCAAGAATTAGTATAGCCCTAGATGGAATCATAGAATTGGTTTTAGGACTTGCAGACACACTTCTACCAGAGGTGCTAAACATGGGAGTTGAGTTGCTTCAAAAATTAATCACAGGAATAACAGGAAATTTAGGAAGTTTGATGACTGGATTAAATCAGGTAATAAATACAATTTTAAATTCGCTGACAATGATGCTTCCACAGATTTTATCTGCTGGAATTCAGATAATAGTTTCTTTGATTCAGGGGATTTCCAGCTCATTACCAACTTTGATTCCTCAAATTATAGACTGTGTGATTTTAATGGCTGAAACATTGCTCGATAATATTGATTTAATCGTAGATTCAGGAATTCAGCTGATCATGGGATTGGCATCTGGATTAATTCAGGCACTTCCAAATTTGGTTGATAAAATTCCGGTTTTAATTGAAAAATTGATATTTGCGATAACCGATAATCTGCCTAAAATTCTGGCAATGGGAGTCGAATTAACAATTCAGCTTGGAC